TTGCCCAGGTCGCAGCGTGTGGCATGTCGCCTCTACTTGCTGGTCGGTTTCGTAGGTGATCTCGACGGCGTTGTTCTTGCGCGCCGCCACCAGCGCCAAGCCTTCGACGCTGGCCTGTTGCTGCCCAATGCCTGGACGGTCAAACGGCAGCGCATAAATGCCGCTGTTGCCTTCAAGGGTGGCCGTGCTGGATATGTCGCCCGTGTCCTCTTCGGCAATCGTGTTAGCGCCAAATTTGCGGTACACCACGCGGAGCGTATCTGCCGCCGTGAGTACGGTTTCGTCGGCATCCTGCCGAATGTAGACCTTGCCGATTTCGTAGTAATAGGCCCGGTCGGAATCGGTCAGCCATTGGGCGAACTCTTTATCCTCGCCGTTTACCTGAACGCGCACGATCTGCCCGACGGGGTTGGCAAGGGACCATTTGACGGTGGAGCCGTTGCCAGTGAAGGATTCATCTTCCCACCCGATCTGCTCAATATCCACGTTGACGAGCGCGGAGTTGCATTTATCTTCGCGCGTGGTGCGCACGCGAATGTTGCGGTAGTTGCCGCTGGTGTTGTTGATCGAAAACGGCGCGGTTGCAAAGGTGCGCGGCTTGAAAAATAGATCGCGCTCCTCGTCAATCCACCACACATAGTTCGAGGCATCTGCCAGAGCGGCGATGGCTTCCGAGACGGATGCGCCCGCGTCGAAGATGACGGTATCGACCACCGCGCCGCTGTCTATGTTGGCGGTTCCGATTGGCTCGGATGTGGCCGCGTCGCTGAGTAGAGCGGATACGATCAGCCCGGCCCGGTTGGTGATGAGAATTTGGTCGAGCGTGCCGGCGTCGGTGATGTTGACGGCGGCGCCACCGCTGGTGAGGGAGAGCTGCAGCGCCGCGCTGCTGGCGGAGATCACGAAGTATTCGACGGTGGCCGAGAGCCCGCCCGGAACCGCGCCGTTGGCGTGCGCCTTGACGCGCACTTTGTCGCCGTTGCTGAGGCTATGCGCCACCGTGCAGGTCAGCGTGTCCGTGCCCGCGTTGGCGGTGTACTCAAAGTTGCGCTCATAAATCAGCGGGCGGCCGGTGCTGGTGTTGTAGCAGAAGCGGCGGTCGAGGTACTGTTCCCATGACACGGCGCGGATGGCATAATAGCGCCCGGTCGGGTTGGCTTCCGTGATCGAAAATTCGTCCACTTCGTCCACTGAGCCAGCCCATAGTTTCGTCGCTCCCTCGAATAGTTCGAGGTCTTTGCCGACGACCGGGCGATAGCTGCCGTCTTCGCTGATAACCGTCACGCTTAACCCGGCGCGGGAGCCGAGCGAGTAGGACATATCTAGCGTGCCCTGCTTCGCTGAAACGGTGGTTCCGTCAATTTTTACGATGGGGGTTGGCAAGGGTTAGCCGCGTGGGATGACGCCGTACTGCTTCAGGGTCCGAGTGATTTCTTCGAGCGCGGCTTTCGGATCGCCGCCGTTGAGGTTGATAACGACCGACGCGCCGCCGCCCGCCACCGCACCGCGGCCAAGAAGGTCGTAGATGCCCAGGTTGGTCTTCCACATGTCGTCCAATTTGGCCATCAGGTGACCTTCGCGGAGCCATTCATCGGCGCGGAGGTTGGCTAGGTCATTTGCGGTTTGGAGTGTGTGCTTTGCGATGATGTCGAGTACTTTATTCATCGCCATCATCTGGAAATTTCCGATAACACCGGAAACAGCCGAGACGACGGAACCGACAGCCCCGACGACGGCGGTCAAGCTACCGCTGGCCGCAGAAGCCGCCCCGCCAATGCCACTACTGGCTGTTTTCGCGGCCCCGCCAAGATCTCCCATTGCGCCACCGGCAACTGATTTCACGACTCCGGTTCCGCCGCCAAAAACCGCGCCCATGAGCCCGCCGACATCCATCAGCTTCGATGCCAGCTTCGTCAGCGCGCCTTCGATCAGCAGCCGCGTAATGCTCTGCGCCGCCTGTTGGGCCACGTTGGCGAACATGTCGCCGAGCTTTCCGCCCTTGAATATGACGTCGGTGATGCCGCGCGAAAGGTCTGTTACGACGGTTGAGACTTGCTGGTAGGCGGCTTTGCCGACCTTGCCCAGCTCCTTCATTTTTTGCTTTTGGGCTTCAAGTTGCTCCCGCGTCATCATGCCAGTCGGCCCGATATTCGGGAAGGCTTTGCCCGCGCCCGGAAAGTCGCTCATCATGCTGACGTTCTCAGGCCCCTGAAATGTTGGCATCTGTGCCTTGGGCAGCTTCGAGAAATCAATGCCGAGTCCGCCCAAGTCGGGGGCGTCGGAGAGTTGGCGGTTTAACCGGAATTGCGCATCGGCCAGTTTGGCAACGCTAATAGCCGCGTCAATGCTGGTTGACCCATACCTCTGGCTTAATTCAGCCGCTTTGCTCACGTGTTCTTGGTAGTCGGATAGAATCAACGACAAGGACTTATGCTCGACGGCAGCGGCAAACGTCTGCTTGATAATCGCGGCTAGTTCGCTTGCGTGCTTAAAGACTTTCTTCCCTGATTTCTCGTGCTCGTCGCCGTGCTTTTTCACTTCCTCCGTGGTGGGTGGAAGCAGCCGCATAAAGCCGACAATGGCATCAGTACCCGCCCCGAACGCTACGGGCGTGCCGGTGCCAACTCGTTCATTCAGGCGCTTCAACGCTTCGGCGCTCGTATCTACGGTGCTTTGCCGATGAGAAATCAGCATCGCCATAAACCCGGCCACCGCCGCGCCAGCCGATACTGATGCGGCGCCCATAACACTCATGCCGCCAGCTACGGCAGTAAGCCTGGCCGCCAGCCCGTCAACGGCAGGCCAAAAGGAGGAGGTGATGCCGCTGGCGGCCGTAACTGCCCAAGGACCGATCTTCAGAAGCCATTCGGCGAATGTCTTGAGCTTAGGAGTTACTTTATTGAGGGCACCCAAAACCAGCGCGCCCTTCTCAATCAGCGTGCCTAGGGCCACGAGTACAAGCGGTGCCGCCGTCGCCACGGCAGTCAGCCCCAGCGCCCAGTCCTGCGTAGGCTGCGGAAGATCGCGGAACGCCGTAGCCAGCGCCTTCGCCTTCTCAATGCCCGGCGTCAGAAAGTCGTCCAACACGCGCTGCGCGATGGGCAGAAGCGTCTTCCCGAACTCGGCCGCCGCGTCCTTCGCGGCCATCTGGATATTCTCCCAGGAGTTCTTGTAGGTATTCCCCGCGCGCTCGCCTTTGGCGAGTTCGTCAGTGATGATCTTGATGAATTGCTGAGAAGAAATGCCCAGCTTCTCGAACGTCTTCGCGGTGTCGCCCAGCGCTTCGGCGCCAAACTTTTCCTTGATGATCGCGGCGAGTTGCGGGATGCGCTCAATGATCGGGTCGAGGTTTTCTTTCGTGACTTTGCCGACGGCTCCCAATTGGGATAACTGACGGATCACCTCGTTGAAGTCCTCGCGCCCGCCACCGACGACGGCCAGCGCGTTGCCGAGTTCGGCCATGATACGGCGCGATTCGTTCGCGGAGTTACCGAGGATTTGTAAGCGGATCGTACCTTTGACGGCTTCTTCCAGCCCGAGGCCAGGCAGCTTCGCCACTTCGCGCAGCTTCGCCATTTCGGCCGCCGTGGCTTCGCTCGTTTTCATGACGGCCTTGAGGCCCATGGTGAGCGATTCCATGTCGGAGCCGGCCTTGATGGCGGCGGCGCCCGCGGCGATCAGCGGCGCGGAAAAGCCAATGGATAGCGCGGTGCCCGCCGCCGTGACGTCGGACGCGAACCGCTTCACTTTGTTCAGCGAGCGGTCTACCTGCTTGTCGAAATCGTCGGTGCTCGCGCCAATGCGCACGATGAGATTTGAGAGAATTGGCATGATTTACCGGCGTCGCGTGGGGGTAGAAGGAGCTTGCTGTGACTTCGCGGCTTTGTCCATCTCCGCGTTTTTGATGCGCAGATAGGCGGCCCATTCGGTCATTTCAGAGGAGGACATCCGCGTGCTAAGTTCGCACACGGGCATATGGAGGAGTTCTGCGAGCGCGAAGAGGCTTAGACGCTCGCCTGTGAGTTTTTTTCAAGGTCTTCGGCGGCGTCTTTGAGGATGCCGGAGAGCTTGAGAATCTTTTCGCCGATCAGCTCGACTGCCGCCGCCGATTTCGTGAGAAGCATGTCCTGATGCGCGCGCTCGAATACCTGCTTGCCGGTTTCCGGGTCAGTCACGCACGCGATCACCGCGCGAACGGTAGCCACGCGCGTCTGGCCTTGGGCATCCTTCACAAAGTCCACCCGCTCGCCCGCGTTAAACTCGCGCACTCGGACCGTCTCCCCCCACTGGGGAATAAACAGGTCTTCAGTCTTCAGCTCGGCCGCTAATACGCGGTCCAGGATCTTGCTCATTGGGCTCCTTTGCCGTGATCGTGATAGTTCCGGGAAGGTTCAGTACCCACCCGTTCGTGAAGTCGATTTCCGCGCCGTCGCGTTCAACGCGCGCAATTTCGGACACGGGCACGACTAGCGCCCGCGCCTGTTTGTCGTAGTGCATTACGTGGTCGAGAAGTCCACTTCGCCATGCAGCGCAAAGGAGACGTTTTCCTTGATGAGTTCGTTTTCGCCCGACGTGATTCCAGCGCTCGACATATGCCCGGCCGCCATGAAGCGATCATTTCCGGCGAGGTTCGTGTACAGGTAGAGCACGTAGTAGCTGCCGAGGTTCGTATTGGCGAAGTAGGCGTTAGTGTAGAAGCGCTGGAATGAAATCGTGCCGGATTTCATGACCAACGTGCGTTCTTTCCAGGTGTCGCCGAACGTCTGAGATTCTTCGGTGATGACTTCGGAATCGTAGGACCATTCGTAGGCCTGCGCCGCTTGCGCCAGCGTCAGGTATTCGGCGGTGATCGTGATGGTTCCGCCGGCTGTGTACCCGTTCGTGAGGGTGATTTTCCCGGAGGCCCATCCGATCTGATAGTTAGCTTTCGGTACGGTACTAACGCCGTCCAGCACGGTCACGGCCGCGTTGGGATTGATGGCACGCTTCGCCGTGTCCGTGATCTGGTAGACGCCGCCACCGAGGGAGGTTACTGCCTCCCCAGTCATGGCGGTGCCCGATCCGGTGGCGATGTAGATGTCGGCTGCGTTTCCTGCGAGTACGGCCATGATGGCTCCTTAGGTGTAGGACAGCGCGCCGGTTCCGGTGAAGGTGTAGGAGGCGGTGATGATGCCGTTTTCCGGCGCGGAGAATGACGCCTGAACGAAGGCGTTCCCGCTGTAGTAATTCGTACCGTCCAGGTAAAAGCGGATCGCCACGGTGGAACCGGCGAGGAAGGCGGTTTTCAGCGCGACGTGGCCGTTGGTGTCGGCGGTGTCGAGACGGCCGGAACCGCTGCCGCTCCATTCCTTGATGGTCGAGGTGCGTTCTTTCCAGGTGTCGCCGAAGGATTGCGTCTCTTCGAGTCCGGTCTGAACGTCGAGGGACCAATTGTCCATCTCGCCGATTGTGTTCGTGCTGATCTTGAGCGCGGCAGCATTGCCTACCATTACAGCCATATAGGGCTCCTTCTGCCGTTTCGGCAGTTGTTGTGAGTTGGTTTCGCCAGCGCCTAAATGGCGTGGATGATGTCAAATTCGAGGACTACGGTGTAGAGCTTTGCGTTCGTCTCTAAATCGTTTTCAAACTCATTGCGGCGCCCGTTGAGGTGCGTGCTGTGAACCGTCAGCGATCCGGCCGCCGTCGTGATTTCCGTGGCGTGGTTGATGACGTTAGCATACACTAAATCCGCCAAGTCTTCTGCGGCCTTCGGGTTGCCTTGCGCCATGCAATACAGCGCCACCGGGCGGCGTGTTGCGGTCGGTGCAGACGATCCGATGGAGTGAAACGGAGCGGAGTCGATCGCTTCGATGATGATTACCGGGCAGTCAGTAATCCGGCCTTGGTCGCCATGCATGTCGTAAACGCGCGTGCTTGTCAGGTCGGTGATAGCTGAGACGGTCTGGAGGTACTTGTATAGCGCCTGATAGATTCTCATGCCGCCCGCCCGAGCGCGTCGAATGCGGCCTTGACGCGGGATTCCAAGAGCCTCTTCACGTTGTTGCGCTGCGCGCGGATGGCGTCACGGAAGAACGGGATAGGACGGCTGCCGGGATGCTGCACTTTCTTTGCAAAGCGCTTGAAAAGGTTGCCGAACATGAGGAACTTCTTATCCTTTGGCGTGACCGTGTGGGCCTTCGTGCCGAACTCCACCAGGTGCGCGTGCGGTGCCGCCTGCTTGAGCGTGTAGGCGTAGGCTTGCAGGAAGTTCTTGAATTGCCGCCCAGCAGCCGCCGCAAGCGATCTTTTCAGCCCGCCCGGTGCGATGGCCCGG